GACTATCAAAGCGTTATGCTCTTCATTAAATACGTTATGCTTATTCTCTTTGAATAGCTTTTGTACAAGTGCTTTGATAGTCTCTTTTTTAAAGATAGCGTAATACTCACCTCTCTCGTCTCTTCTGTAAATGGGTAAATCTGGCACCATTGCAGCACCCATTACAATTCGCTTATCTTCGTTTATTACCTCAAATTTGTGAGGAGCAAAAGCCTGGTAGTTTAACCCTATTGCTGGTTTATCTACTAAAGCTATCGCTTGAAGTCCCTCGACCTCGTCAGTAAGTTTAAATTCGATAAAAGGTAAGTCCATCTACTTATATATACCTATACTGCTAAAAAAGGGTAATTAGTCCTTTTATATAATAGTCCACTATTTGTCCAAGCTATTGTACTACGGTTGCTCTACTATAAACTCCGTCTACGTTTCTAGACACATTTCTAATATCTGTTTCAGTTACAATAACTTTTGTAGTCGGTACGTCTGTATCTACAAGTGGGCTTGTAAATCCTCTGGGCTGTATACCAGCTAATCCACCGCCAAGAGCTGGTGTGTTTGGAGCATCTGGCTTAGTTGCAGATGGACTTTTAAATTGAGTTTTGGCTATTGTAGCTATTTGAGCCGCACCAGTAGCAGCAACTATTCCAGCCTTAACAAAGTTCATACCAGTTAATGCGTCTTGCGGTACTGCTAATTGAGCTGTTATACCTTGAGCAGTTGACATAATAGCTTGCCCTATACTAACAGCTTTGTTTAACTGAAATGCTTTCCTTTGTTGTTTTTCATCACCAGAAGCGAGTAGGTTTGCCATAGTAGATAAAGCAGTAAAACTCATTTGTGCGAGTTCTTGTCTTTTTTCTTGTGCTTCTTTTTCGTCTGCTATTCTTTTATTTTTAATTTTTTCAGACTCTTCTAAGGCAGCTTGTGCTACTGCTGCGTTTGCTTCTATATTCTTTTGTCTGCTTTCCTCCATAAAAGCATCTAACTCAATTTGTGCGTCTACTTTAGCTTGAGTTTCTACTTTTGCATTATCTACTATTTCTTGAAGCCTCATTCTCTCCTCTTCTTGCCTCTCCATTTCCAAGTCTCTAATAGCCTCTGCTTGTTTGACTTTATCCTCTATTTGTTGTGCGTCAAATAATTCTCTCTGGTAAGCTAATTCAGATTCAGATTGAGCTAAAGCCTTATCCATCTCCATACGTTCTCTGTCTAAAGCTAAGTCATTTACCTTTTGCTCAGACCTAAAGCCCTCTACTTGTGCTAATACTCCTTGCTTATTTGCTAACGCCTCTATTAATGCAGTTTGTGTTTCAGTATTCTTATTGGCAGCTACTGCTTGTTGTGCTGCTGCTACTTGCAAATCAGCTTGAGCAATCATTGCTTTTTCTTGCTCGTCTAATATTTTACCTAACTCGTCATTAGCTTTCTTACGTTCTGATAAACTATTACGCTCCTCGTCTCTTATCTGTCTTTGTTTCTCTGCTTGTATATCAAATTTTTCAACTAATAAACCTTGCTGAGCTGCGGCTATGGCTGCTGAGTTTTTAAGCTCTGTATTTGCTTTGGCTATCTCGTAAGCACCCTTAACGCTAATATTTTGCACACCCTCTACAACTCCACCGACAACGCCACCAATTTCAGTAACTGCTTTGCCCATATTATCAACTACACTCTTGCCAGATTTTACCGCTTCTTCTGCTGTCTTTTTGATTGACTCTTGGGTATCTTTAACATCCTTTGTAAGTTGTTTTATTTTTTCTTGGTCTTTACCACCGAAAGGAGATTGCTCCCAAGCTAACTGGGCTTGTTTTAGAGTTAGTACAATAGCATCAAACGCAAGTTTTAAAGGAGTTACAGCAATAGTTAGTAGCCCTTTCATAACAGCAGTTAATCCACTAAAGCCATTACTTGCTTTAGATACAGCCTCAAAAGTATTAAATACAACTCCAAAAAGTTTCTCAAACAATACACCGACAGTACCTAAAGCTGTACTGAGTGCATCCATTATCTTTTGATTTTTAGAGATAGCATCATAAAATAGCTTAATAGCACCAACTACGATACCAATACCTAACGCTTTTAAACCAGTCCCAACAGCTTTTAAACCTTTAGAGAATACACCGCTCATTTTACCAGCTTCTTTTTGAGCATCGGCAGTATCTTCAAAACCTTTTTTGGTCTTTTTCAACTCGCCATTCATAGTCTCAATCTGCTTTTCTGTATCAGATGCAGCTTGGCTTAACGCTTTAAATTCGTCGCTGCCGTCGTCACCCATATCGTCTAATAACTTTTTAGCCTCTTCTAACTGCTCGTTAAGTTCCTCTATTGTCATATCTCCTTTCTGGAGATTGATTATTAAGTCTAATGCTACTCTTTTATCTGCCATTATAATTTTATTATTCTGTAAACTAAGTTAATTATTAAAGACGTATCTGGCTCGAACGTCATATTATTGTTGGTTGTTACTTTAAGCCCACTACCAAAGTGTATAGGGGTTGTATTATGGGCTGCTATTTCTAATAGGTCTGTGTTGTTATCCGTATCAAAAAAAGCTGCTGGTACTTTAGCTAATAAATGTTCTGTTTCGTCATCTTCTACTATATCTACTTCGTGAGTCCCTCCTATTGCAGCGTTTCCATCTAACCTAACATAACCTCTCGTCACTTCGTAAAATTCATCATCTGGCAAAGGTGGCAATACTTGCATCTCTTCCTCTAAATTAATCAAAACCTCATAAGGCAAAACTATGTATTCAAGTTTTTCTGCAAATAATCCGTTTATATAAGCCTCATTAGGTCTATTAGTTTCCACATAGGGGCTATTAATCATTGTGACGTTATTAGCAAAAGCCTTTCCATAATCGCTGCCTACTATTAAACTATTTTTAGACTCAATACCTTGCTCTATAAAATCACTTGCAACAATAGAACGAGTGCCACCTTTTATGCTATCTCCAAATTGTAGTCTATCTTGACTCTTGCCATTGTTGTTATTAGGGAATACAAGAGCGTCTCCAATAGGTACTGGTGTATCGTCTGCGAAATCGTCTTGCCCTCCTCTTACTGGTTTAACCTCTGGGATAAATACGTCTTTAGGATCTACTTTTAAAAACATACATTTTGTAGTATCTCCAGATACTGCATCAAAATCGGTTACTTTTAGAAGCCTCCAGTATGATCCATCTATATAATAGCTCTTTCTAAAATTGAGTTCGTTGTAATCGTAAGGTCTTAACGCTAGGTTGCATTCAAGTATCTTGCTATTCTTGTCAGTAATCTCCTCTATATATTTCTTCCAATATATATTGTAACAATTATTGTTGCTATAATCCAGAGTAAATTTGTTTCCATAACTAAAGTCATAATATAGTTGTTTTGGCACAAACCAGTTTAAATCAAAGGTAGGGTTGTAAGGATTATCTAAATGCCCAGCGTAAGGATATTGAGTGTATCCACCACCAAACGGATCTATGTACCAAGTTTTTTGAGTATCTAAAAGACCTCCCCAATACAATAGACGTATCTTAGCCGTAGCTTGTGCTGGATTATTATCCTTGTCAACGAATCTCATAGATGACAATACCCTATCGTTTACACCAGAAAATGTTTCCAAAGGAGTCGGTGCAAATATCGTTGTGATAGTTTTATCTGCATCTAGAAAGTCGTTTTGTACATCTAAAATTAGCTGACCATAAACCTCGTCATTAACCTTATTATAAATGTTATTTAGATTATCTTTATCTAGCTGATCTTTGAATATAAATCTGCCAGCCTCTAAAGCTCCCAAAGGGGTTATTTTGTACTCCTTAGATCTATCAACTAAATGATCTAGATTAACTCTCTCGTCTGTCAAAAATCCGTCCCTTGTTTCAATTATTAATTTATTAGGGTTAATTAAGTCAGACTCAATATAAAGATTAAAACGCTTTATGACACTACTTAGTAGATCTGACTGCTTAATTTCTTTAGGTACAACTAAATGAGTATCTATTGTATCTCCTATTCCTATCTCAGTTTCGATTAAATTACTACCAAAGGTAGAATCTGCATTTAGTATAAATTCAAACTCATCAAAAACATTTATATTTCTGCGATATACATTAAATTGGCGAATATATCCAATATCATAAGTAGTGCTCCCTACTGATAAAAAATACTCTCTACCAGCAGTTACATCAATCTGACCAGTAACAAAAGAAAATGTATTATCTGGAATTGTAGAAGTTGGGCTTTGTAAAGGGTTTGCAATAGCATTGTCCTTTATATCAAGTTTAAAGCTATCCTTAATTGTATACGCATTATTATTTCTCTCTATTAAATATACATTAACATATACTCCGTAAATTACTTGAGCAAGATTAATATCAGATGCATTATTTGCAAAGCTCTGAGTATATAATAAATCAAAATTTAATATACCTTGAAAAGACATTTTATTACTTTCAATAGCAGTATAAACACCATCATTCACATTGTATTCCTCATTACAAGTGTTATAATACCCTTCTGCAAAATCAAACAAAGCCTCAGCACAAGCTAAGGATTCAACTACTCCTCCATCTGCTACAACTCTTTTCTCAAAACCAGAGAAACTACTATCGTTATTGAATACTAATTTGCTGTTATCGGTATTGCTTAATGTACTTATATCTTGGCAAAATACACCAATGCCGCTTGTTCTCTGTACATTAAACTCTCTACACAATATACTTGCATTGTCTAAGAGTATCTGACCACTACCATACGGAATAATAAGACGCTTAAACAGATCACTATTAAGGAACGTACTATCGTAAGTGTATCCAGCCTCTGTTAGAATAGTGTCAATATACTGCTTGAGATATATAGATGGTTTAAAATCTTTCGTTGTCCAGATATCATATCTTGTTCTACCACCTAAATCAATCATAGGATATACATAGCCTTGCCCTATTGTAGCTGACCAGCTATTAACTATATTAGTCTCTGTCCAGCTATGATCTAAGCTAGTAAGATCTAAGTCTTGCAGATATTTGCCTCGTATCTTCTCAAACAAATCCCCTATTTTACCAGTAGCTTGAATCTCGTAATTGATTAATCCATCTACATTACTAATTGCTTTTAGCTGACAATATCCGTCTATGGCAGTTATTCCATCTTGTATGATCTGATAGCTAGTTTTTAGATTAGGGTTAAACGTCTGAAGATCAATATTAACGTCAAAGGCGTGTTCAAATATCTGATTAACTACTTTATTCTCTGGTATTGTGATCGTCTTAGAGAAGTCCGTTAAACGCTTCTGTGGGTTATTTACGTCATACGCTTCTTTTGTCAAAGGTATTGCACCCTCGTTATGTGGTATCGAGTACCCAGCTATTATATGCTCTATTACCATTGCCTAGTTTCGCTATTATCTACCTCCATTGTAACTTGCATAGAGTAAACTTGACCATTTTCGCTCTTAGCGTGTTCGAATATATTGCTAGTTACATTTACAGATACGAAATTTGCATCGTTTTTCCAGTAAACTTCTGGTGACGAGAATAGATCCTCTAAGCCCTCAACTTCAAAGTCCTTTAATAATCTACTGTTTAATGTGTAAGAATCGCTTAGAGACGTTTTAAATGCCCTCTTGCGTTGCGAATAGGTCTTATGTGTGATGCTACTTGCTCCAATAGTACGAGTATTGTACTTTGCAAAGTTCTTATTTATGCTTGTAGTCTGATTAGACTTACCACTAAAAACAAAGCTATCATATCCACCCTTTCTGTTTAACCAATGTAGTTCGTAATCTGTATAAGTATTTTCACAATCGTCTATTTCAAACATTATTGTTTTTGTAGCCCATACGTCCTCTGTGAAGTTTAAGATCCTAAGAGCATAATATTTGACATTAGTCATTACTGGAGTACTTGCCCAGGAATGCGAAGCTACCTCCGAAGCACCTACATCAAGTGTATATAATCCAGCAGTATTTGCAGCAGTCATTGTAGTTTGTAATATTGTGCTAAACGTATCGTCCATAGTTAGCAAGTATATTTTATATGTATCGGTATTGCCTCCCCTCATAATCCAAGACGATTGATATTTCTGTGTAGACCTTACCTTTAAAAAATTATTAGCTTTACTTAAATTAAACCACTCAGCATCTTGCTCAAATCCATTAAGAAACTCTTTGTCTGTTTCAGCGAAAGCATCTTCTATGCTCCAGTTATAATAGTCCTTAGATCCTCCAGATAAATTAGCCCACTCAATATACTTAGGTGAGGCATTCCAGCTATTAAACGTATTGCCACTTACTGCACTACCTTGTAATGCTCCAGAGTAATATTCTTGAAAAGCCATTTTAAACGCTTCTAAGGCACTTTGTGATATATCCGTAGTATCACCAGCTAAAACAGAATATTCGCTAGTAACGAAAGATTGTATGATGTTCTGGATGTCAGTAACTACTTGTGTAGCTGACGGAATAGTATTAAGTTGTAAAGTTGCAATCTTTGTATTATCTCCAGTCGGATCTGTGAACAAACTCGCTATTACCTTAAATCCACTCTCAGAAGTATTTGTACTATTGACTAGATATTCAATAGGGGCAAAGCTCGGCTCTGGTATATTGGTTGTCGGTTGGTCTTGTATTGTAAGTGCCATCTATTAATATATACTAAAATAGATGCATAAATTTATGGTCATAAAAAACCCCCATTTCTGGAGGTTTAATTGTTTTAGGTTTTGGTTTAAAAATAAAAGGGAGGTTTGGTTTCCGAAGCTGCTGCTTTCTCTGTAGGTCGGATTGCTTGGCTAATACTCTTTTACCCTTTTATTGTACTACAAATATATACAACATTTTTAATATCCTACACTTTTTTTAATTTATTTTTATTAATCCTACAATATACTTGCGATATTCAACGAATAATTGACGTTCAAACTCTATTAGTTCTTGATCATTAATCACATTAGAGTAAAAATTTGTAGGCTCTACACCATTCTCAAATATACTCCTTGCTATTACATATGCAATAGACTTTCTGATCTCCTCAGCATCCCTACGCTTACCAGAGGTTGTATTCTTAGGCTTATATCCTCTTTTTGACTTAATGTCAGAGAAATCGTTTATACCCCTATTGACCATAAACTTTCTAATAGCAGATATATTGGGCAGCTTAGTTTTATACTTAAACCTACTTATGTTAGTATTGTTCTTTGTTCCACTTACACCTTCATCAATAAACTGATAATACTTAGGCATACTAATTTGCACCTTAAATCCAGTCGAGGTTAGTGTTATTGGCATAGGGTTTAAAGCACCTATACTCTGTGCAGTAGCTCCACTAGCGACCCTACCCACATCATACAACGATTTTACTAGGTCATCTACTATCTTTTGCCAATAGTCCGTTAAACTATCGTATAATTCATTTTGTTGATCTGTCATAATCTTCTTTTTCTACCATATATGCCCACCAGTTTAGGAATTCTATTGCACCTAATTTAGTAGACTCGTTAATACTTATATTGTGTAAATCTGCCATAGCCTTTATTACGCTGAAGAGTCCCCATCGTTGTCCAAAATCTCTTTTGTCATCTCCAACGTCTCCCTCATCCACTTGCTCAAAGAGTCCTCTGAATCGTTCAAGTAATCGTTCCAAAGATTCCAAAAAAAAACAAAGACATTCCAGACATCTGATAAATCTACCTCTTGAATTAGCTTTGCCCTCTCCTCTAGGTTTATATTGTCGTCACCATATTCCTTGCCTCTAGGTCTACACATAGCAGCTAGGAGTAGGTGCATTACCTTTACTGCCTCCCCTTGATTCTTACTCCTTACATTAATAACGTCTAGTAGCTGCCCACTAGTTAGCTTATCTGGCTTATGCTCAATGTGGTACTCTGTTCCGTTAAGAAAGATCTTGTTTCTTATTCTTAGCTTCTCTAATAGCCTTACATTGAAATCATTTAGCTGATCTACTATTTTCTTGAATTCTGACATCTTAATCTTAGATGCCTCCTCGTATGTGATATCCTTGATCGCTGCTACTGCGTAGATATTCTGCTCAACTAATGATAAACTCTCATCTATTCCGTTGATTTCTTGGTATTGCCTAACCGAGATCTTAAATGACTGCGTATTGTCCATATCCTTTTTTACTAAATTTGTGCATAACTAAATACCTTAAGGCATCTATTGCGTGATTGTACTTATCCTCTGGTGTATTTATTGTTTCACCAGTTTTTTTAACTCTCCATTTATATTGTTCAAGCTCCTTAATTAAATTAGGGCTATTTGCGTCTACATTTATCTTGTAACCTTTAAGTAGGTTAATGCCGAACATAAGGCTATCTGAGCCCTTTTTAACGCCATCTACTGTCCAACCTAATCTTCTCAGCTCCTCGATACTTTTAGGCTCGGCTGAGTCGGCTACAATTAGCGTTCCTCTGCTTACTCCTAATATGCTCATTCTATTACTTATGTCTTGATTAGTTAATCCAGTCTCATACAATAATTCCTTGACATATAGCTCTCCGTCCTCCATATGCACCTCTATAAGCGTTGACGGATCATTAGCAAAACCGAAGTCCATTCCATACCCTACAAGCTTTTTGTCACTAAAGTCGTCCTTAGTTATGTACCAGTTCCTTAATACTAGACCCTCTATTCTGCCAGTAATGCCCCTAGCATATACTTTCCATAGATCAATATCTTTGTCCTTTAGAGCCTCTATTTTCTCCCTTACCTTGTCACTTAAAAAAGGGTTATGCCTATGATCTGATATTATTAGCTCAGTAGTTGGCAAAGGAATTACTTTCTCGTGTACCCAAAAACTAGCATCTGGATTGTAATCTATAAACGTCTGTTTTCTAGTCCTTAAATATAATTGCTCATATACGTTGTAAGGTATACCATTAGCCTCGTTGACAAATAGGTAATCTCTCTTACCAGACTTTGCGTCTTGCTCGTTATCATAGCTATTAAATTCGATTATAGATCCATTCTTAAATGTAAAGACTCTCTCTGACATATGATATGATACGATCTGTTGTTTTATTGCTGGGGATTCAGATATAATATCATTTGCATCCCTACCAGCACCTACCTTGAGATTAGGTATATCTTGCCCTACTATTGTAATTGTACAAATCTCATTTATAGCCTTACTAAATAATACTTGTAAAATAGCATAGGTCTTGCCAGAGGACGTACCTCCTTGATTCACTACCACGTCGGCAGTAGACTTATAGTTCTTATGATATAGTGGACTAGTCTTAATCAACTATGTCTTTCTCATTAGACGCTAATGGTACGCCAGTATCTATTATGTTTATGTCTAGGCTCTTGTAGGTCGTTTCTTGCTGCACCTCTGTACGCTCTACATATCCTCTGTTCTTTCCTTTTGTTTTCAAAAAGAATATAGTGGCAGAGGTATTGTTACTTTCTATCTGAGCGTGTAGCTTACTCTCTGCGAAGTCTAATGCAACATTCTCTATCTCTTTAACTTGCTTAGCAAATTCCTCATCTTCATTTAGCCATTTATAGTAAGTGCTTCTCGGAATATCTGCTTGACTACAAGCCACGGTTACTACCCCAAGGCTTTGTTCTAAGGATTTCAGCAGAGACTCTTTTTTTATGTGTCTATTTTTGTCCATTGCCCTCTTGCCCTTTCTTATAGTTTATCTTCAACTTGATTTGATTTTTAGTTTCCCAAGCCTTATTATATTCTGCGTCCTCAAATAGCTTAGAGAAACCAGTTATATGCTTTAATTTGACAAGCTCCTCTATGCCTAATCCTACCTCGTTGCATATATCCTCATCGCTCCAACCATTTTCTAGCATCTGGAAAACCATACTCGACATACCAGTAACGCTATGCATACCTCTTGCCCTATTGTGTCTAACTGTACTTGCCATTCTGTCGTTAATATCCTTGTCAATTACTACGATAGGAATACGACCCTTATTTCTTTCTAGTATATCCTCGTTGGTCTTTGCAGTATAGTACCTATGGAATCCGTCAACTATGACATACATTTTCTCTTTAGGATCATAAATAGTGACTATTGGCTGAGTGTATCCATCTTGCTTTATAGACGTATATAATAGCCCCATTTCTTTTTTAGCTACTGAGTTAGGGTTGTAGTCGTTTGGCGTTACCTTCTCGATCTTAACCCATTTAATTCTGTTTATTGGCTGAGTTTTAAGGACAGAGTTTTTATGTAATACCTCTTTTATCTCTTCAATAAGTTCTATGTTATCTTCTATGCTTAATGCCTTAGTAAGTTCCTTGCTTAAATTATTAGTCATTATAATAGTTCTTTTATGTATTTGTTGTACTTCTTATTAATCTCTATGTTCTGTTTGGTAATCTTTCCGTCAACGTATTTTTTAACTGTATTAAAATATTGTGAAGTAAGCCAGTTAGATATTTTTGTAAAATCAAAGTCTTGCGATAAGATTGTCTTAATTATCTGCTTATAGAAATCTACATAAACAAGATTAGTGATCATATATTTTTCATTATTTTTAATAACCTTATTCATCTTATTTACAAAATCTTCGTCATCAGCTAACTTGTCACGTAAGAAAAATGCATATTCTTTCCAAGACTTGAACATATGAGGTAAATTATCTGGGCATCTAAATGATTCGTCCTTTAAGTGTTTAACTGCATTTACCCCATCTATCCTCTCTGCAACCTTGTTCCAAGTATCTGGCTCTATCTCTTGTATCAGTAATAAATTCTGTATAGCCGTTTCGTGATGCAAGTTAGATATCCTCATATTTGTAACCCCTACTCCTTGCCTAAATAATTCGTCATAGATTCTATTGTATTCTATGTTATTGTCAAATATATACTTCCAGACATCAGAATAGCTCCAATCATAAATAGGGTAAAAAGTATAATGCTCAAGTTTTTTGTTTAAGATCTTACCCCAAGTAATGTCTTTGTAAGTTAATCCACTTGTAAGGCTCATTAATCTTTTTGGGCTTTCCTCCGTTCTTACACCAGAAATATAACAAGACTTTTGATTAGGAAAATGCACTTTAAAAATACGCTCAAATAATTCGTGGAAACCAAAGTCTAAATATACATTATCCTTTATGGAT